GGTGGACCTCTACATGGACCGCCTGATCCCGAATCACAAGGAGTTCGCCTTCACCACGTTTGAGCCGGGGCAGTCGTCGGATCAGATGGTGAGCGTGAACCGGATTCCCTTCACGTCGTTCTGCGCTCACCACTTGCTGCCGTTTACCGGGTTGGCGCACATCTCGTACATCCCGAACGGGAAGATGGGTGGTCTCTCGAAGTTCGCCCGCACGGTGCATTACTTCGCCAACCAGCCACAGGTGCAGGAACGCCTCACGTTCGAGGTGGCCGGGGCCCTTGAAGCGTTACTCGAGCCACGCGGCGTTGCGGTGACGATTGACGCACGGCACTCCTGCATGGAACTGCGCGGCCCGCAGGCCGTGGGGAGCGTCACCCGAACCACGGTCCTCCGGGGAGCCTTCAAGGAGAACCCGGAGACACGGGCGGAATACTTCGCTCAGGTGCCGCAAGAGATGCAGACATAGTATTGTCTAGGGGAGGAGGTGAAACTATGTCCAGTAACGGCGTGAAGGACATCTTCAAGAAGCACTTGACGGAGGTGGTTTCGACCCCTCCCCCGGACGAACCAGACGAGCAGGAAGAGGACGTGCGTATTCGGCCTGCCGTGGTGCGGAAGATGAAGGCCCACGAGCGTCGTGTCGCCGCCATTCGCCTGCGCCAACAGGGGAAGCCCTACTCGTACATCGCCGCCGCCTTGAAGGTGACGCCCGCGACCGCCGCACGCTACGTGAAGGAAGGACTCGCGCAGGCGCACTCGGAGAGCATTGAAGAACTGCGCGCGATTCAGGGCGGGCAGATCGACTTCATGATGGATCGCATCTGGGAGAAGTTGAAGAGCGGCGATCTGTGGGCCATTGACCGCGGCATCAAGTTGATGGAGCGCAAGGCCAAGTTGTTCGGCCTCGACGCGCCGGTGCAGATGGCAAACGTCACCGTGAACACGAACCTCGTCAACGCCGCGCAGGCGACGAAGGAAGTCACCACGGTAGACAAGGACCCGGTTGCCCGCGACACGTTCTATGAGCAGTTGCTGCAACTCACCAAGGACACGGCGGAAGGGCCTGCCGCCTAATGTATGACGTTGACGAACTGTTGAGGGCGGCGGGCATCCCCGCCACCCTCAAAACCATGACGCGGGAGCAGGCCGCAGAACTCCAGCACTACATGGAGAAGGCGTACCTGATCCCCTTCACGATGCGCATGTTCCCGCGTTACAAGCCCTCGCGCCATCACCACCTCATCGCGCACACGCTGGAGAAGGTCGCGGACAAGAAGTTGAAGTACGTCATCATCACCATGCCGCCTCGCCACGGCAAGAGTGAGTTGGCCTCCGTTCACTTCCCGCCGTGGTTCCTTGGGCGACACCCTGACGAGCGCATTATTGCGGTCTCCTACGCATCCTCCCTCGTCAACCAGTTCAGCCGCAGGGCTCGTAACGTGGTTCTGAGTGACAACTACCCCTTCGAGGGCATTACCCTCGACAGCAGCGCCGCCAGCGTGACCTCATGGAACATTGCGGGGCACCGGGGCGGCTACCTTGCGGCCGGCGTGGGTGGTGGTATCACCGGGATGGGCGCGAACGTCCTCCTCATTGACGACCCGGTGAAGAACCAAGAGGAAGCCAACTCGCCGGTGGTGCGCGAAGCCGTGTGGGAATGGTTCCAGTCCACGGCCCTCACCCGCATGGAGCCAGGAGCCGCCGTGGTGCTGATTGGAACCCGGTGGCATGAGGATGACCTGATCGGGCGCGCCCTCCAGATGCCGGATATCGAGTGGGAAAAACTGTACCTCCCTGCCGAGGCCGACCCCACCGACGAGTATCCCGACATTCTGAACCGCGAACCGGGCGAATGGCTATGGCCGGAACGGTTCTCCCCGAAGGACTACGAGGACACCCGGAAGCGCGTTGGTGAGCGCAACTGGCTGACCCAGTATCAGGGCCGACCGTACAACGATGCGGGCAACACCTTCCGCCGCGAGTGGTGGCAGCGATACCCTCCGGTCCTCATGCCGACCTACGTGCAGAAGGCCGTTCTCGCCGTGGACTCCGCGTTCAAGACCGGCGTGAACAACGACTTCTCCGTTCTGGCCCTGTGGGTGCAGACCTACGACTACAACTACTACCTGCTCGACCTGATCCGTGGGCGCTGGGAGTTTCCCGAACTCATCTCGCAGGGCTACGCGACGGTTGCCAAGTGGCGACCGCGCCTGAACGTGCCGATTGGCGTTCTGGTAGAGGATGCGGCCTCCGGGCAGTCGGCCATGCAGGTGTGGAGCCGCACGGACCAGAAGCAGGGACGCCCACCGCTCTACGTGTGGCCCTTCAAGAACATGGGGCGCTCGAAGGAAGCCCGCGCGGACGGCGTTACCCCACTCATTCAGGCTCGCCGCGTGTTCATTCCCGAGGAGGCTTCGTGGGTAGATGAGTTCATTGAGGAACACATCGCATTCCCGTATGGCCTCCACGATGATATGGTTGACACGACGAGTATGGCTTTGACTCACCTTGCGCTGACCGAGAGCAGCAGTATTGGAGCGTTCTGATGTCTGAGCGAACCGAGAGGCCCGCCGCTGTTGCCCCACTCGACAGCCAAGAGGCACTGGCCTGGGCACTAAAGGCCGTGTTGAACCACGACCGCCAGCGGCGCTTCAAGCGGCAGTACGCCTACTTCTACGGCGTGCAAGACCTCCAGTTCGCCACGCCGAAGTTCCTGAACACGTTTGGGAGCCTCTTTGCGGCGTTCGCCTACAACCGCTGCCGCCCGGTGGTGGAGGCCCACACGGACCGGCTCTTCTTGGAGTCGTTCGACACGACCGACGACCGCATGATGCGGGAACAGAAGGCCAGGGTGCAGGAGGCCGCGAACAAGCGCGAAGATGCCCCCACGCCACCGGAGCCGCCCAAGACGCCCACGGCGCAGAAGAAGGGCGTCTTCGTTCAGCCGACGCCGCCACCGAAGGAACTGAATCTCAACCCGGACGGAACGCCCAAGGAGGTGCTACCGGAGCAGTCCGCCATCTCCAAGCAGATTGAAACCATGCTCGGGCGCAACCATTTCGATGAAATCCAGATGGAGGTCTATCAGGCCGCGATGATCACCGGGGAAGCCTATGTCCTCGTGTGGCCGGATGCGCGGGAGGATGACCCGGAACTGGACGCGGGGAAGCCGATTGCGGCGATCATCCCGCAGCCACCGGAACAGTGCGCGGTGCGCTTCTCTGAACTGAATCCGTCTGATGTGGAAGTCGGCGCGAAGGTGTGGCGCGACCGTAAGGGCTTCGTGCGTTGCAACGTCTACTTCAACAACCGCATTGAGCGGTGGGTTGCCAACAAGCCCTCGAAGGAGGCGGGCCGCATTCCTCGCCCGCAGGACATGAGGCCGTACAGCGCCGATGGGGCAGCGGCGGTCATTCCCCATGACTACGAGGTGGTGCCGCTGGTTCCGTTCCTGAACCAAGCGCGTACCGGGATGCACGAGGGGCTTTCGGAACTGACCGATGTGATCCCCTTGCAGAACGCGCTGAACAAGCAACTCACCGACATGATGGTGACAAGCGAGTTCATGGCCTACCCGCAGCGCGTGCTGATCGGCGTGGACGCCTCGAACGACCCGTATGCGCCCAAGACCGCAGGGGGAACCCAAGCCGATCAGGTCAAGCAGTTCAGCGCCGGAATCGCCCGCCTCCTGACGCTCTCCTCGCCCAACTCGAAGATCGGGGAGTTCAGCAGCGCGGACCTCGCCCAGTTCACGGAGGTAGCCGAATACTGGGAGAAGGCCATCTGCCGCGTCACGAAGATTCCTGAGCACTACCTGACCATGACCGGCGACTTCCCTTCCGGTCGGGCCATGCGTGCGGCCGAGGCTCCCTATGTGGCGAAACTGACCGCCATGCAGCGACAATTCAGCAACCCGTGGGAATCGGTCGTGCGAATCGCGCTTCGCGTGGAGAAGTCGGATTACAAGGACAAGATTTCCGCGAAGTGGCGTTCTGCAGCCCCAATGGCCGATGAGGACCAGTGGGATTTGGTCACACAGATGACGGATGTGGAGGTGCCGCTGGATATTGCCCTTGCGGAGATTGGGTGGCCTCCTGACAAGATCGCTCAGGTCAAGGCCCGCCGCGATGCATTGAAGTCGCAGGAGGCGGAGATGTTCCGCCTTGGACACGCTCCGCTTGACGATGATCCATTTGGGAACCGGACCCCGGCACCGCGCCGCCCGAACCCTGATGGCGTCACCCGGACAGATGGGAAGAAGGCTCCAGTTGGCTAACGACGACCTTCGCAACCGAGACGGTGAGCACTCGCTTGAAGAGTTACAGAAGGCATTTGAGGAGGAGCATCGCGACGAGTTCTACAATGCCCACGGGGAAATCGTCGGCAACTTCTACCGGACGCTGACCCGGAAGGGTATTCCACTGGGGCTCGCCGGAACCCTCACCAAGCAGTTCGCCAAGCAACTGGTCGACGGCTACGTGGACAACACGGTGATGGCCGACAAGGAGGGCCGCGCGTGGCAGCGCGAAATGGCCCGGGCGAACCTTGGCCTTGATATTGCCAACTCCGAGTTCAACCCGAGCGCGATGGCAATGTTGCCGGAGATCGCGGTGGACGTATCGGGGCTGGAAGAGGATGAGTAGCACGGACCTTGGTCCGGTGGGGAATGGCCTCCGGCAGATTCAGTGGAACGCCGGAGTGCAACTGGAACGGCTCTTCTCGCGGTTTGGTCGGCGGATCGAGAAGGCCATTCTGGATAACACCGAGGTCGTACAGGGGAAGCGGGTACTCACCCGTGCCGGTGCAGCCAGGGCCAAGGCCGAGATTCGCGCTCACCTCATTCACACGTTGCGACCGGGCGCTACCCTGATCGTGACGCAATCCATTTTGGAGACACGGCGTCTCGCATCGGAAACACAGGGGGAACCGTAATGGCTGGTATGAACCAAGTGCTCGTGTACCTGAACGACGCGGACTTCGAGGCGCTGAACGCCCACGCCACCGAGACCGGCGAGGATTACGGCGTCATCATGGTTGAGGGCTTCAAGCGCAGCGCCAAGGACTTGAAGGCTGAGAAGGCGGCAAAGGCCAAGGCCGAGCGCGAGAAGGAAGAAGCCCGCAAGGCCAAGGAAGAGGCTGAGAACGCCAAGAAGGCCGCCGCCCTCGCCAAGAACGGCGCTGCGCCGGTTGAGGGTGCGGCCAAGCCCATCGGTCGGTAATGCTGACCTTCTTCGTTGACCGCGCCCTGCAATGGGTGCTGAACAAGGTCGATTCATGGATCGATCGCATTGTTGACGAAGGCCAGGACCCCCGCGTTGCAGCCCGGATGATCCGTAACTGGTTCAACCGGAATGCACGCGGGGTTTCTCCTGATGGGCTGCTCAACGGGGCCGCAGCCGCCGCGGTCAAAACCATTGTCCGCACCGAGACCACACGGGAACTCTCGAGACAGAAAGTGGCCGAGGCCGGCCGCAAGGGCTACCTCGTCAAGTGGAACCTCGCCCCTTCCCACCCACAGATTGACGTTTGCGATCCGGTTGCCGAGGAAGACATTGGCTTCGGCCCGGGCGTCTACTACGCGGGAACCGCGCCCACGCCACCCGCGCATCCGAACTGTCGCTGCTACCTCTCCACCGTTCCCATGCCGGAGACACGATAAAGGCCGGGGTTTTCTAGGGCGCTAGCAGCCCATCCCCGGCCAGTACCGTGCCTTTGTTCCCCTAGTTGGACTCGAACCAACGCCTTCCCATCCTCACGGATGGGACCTCTACCCACTGAGGTATAGGGGCTACCGGGCCTGGGGTGCATGGTGAGATTTGAACTCACATCAGCCCGGACCACAACCGGGGGCCTTACCTGTCGGCCACATGCACCACGGAGTCGGTGGAGAGATTCGAACTCTCGTCATCTGCATGGAAGGCAGGGGCGCAGCCACTACGCCACACCGACCGGCTGAGAAGTGCCCTACTGAACCTGAGCGGTCAAGCCGTCAAACCCTTCGGGGTACAGGAGTTGTAATCTCACTTCTCATGGCACCCGGAGAGAGAATCGAACTCCCGACATGCGGTTTTGGAGACCGCCGGTCTACCACTGACCTACCCGGATATTGGTTGAGGTTATAGCACGAAGCGCCCCGCGTGCAGTTTTCGATGACAGTTGGAGCAGAGAACTACGCACTTCTTGGCCTCGCGTATCACCTCACTGTGAGACTTCTGGCTTTTCCCTGATGTTGCGCCGATAGTGAACCCCTTGTCTCCGGTATGGTGGAAGTCCAGGCAGACCGGGTCCAGTTCGCCACAACGCACGCAACCTCCAGCCTTCAACTGTTCGAGCGTTTCCTTTCGCTCTTTCTTTAGCCTCTGGTGCCGAAGGCGCTGGAACTCTCTTTGCTTCTCAGGGTCTTTATATGGCATGGGTGCAAGTATACACTACTTGCACCCATGATTGAGGTCAATTGAGGGGGCGGGAATCGAACCCGCAACTGCCGAGTTATGAGCCCGGTGTTCTGCCGTTGAACTACCCCTCGATGGTTGGCGAGGCTGGGATCGAACCAGCG